TCCTCAGATAATTCTTGATGGAGAGAAGATAGGCGGATACACGGAGTTAGAAAAAATCTTAAATGCCTCAACAACTTAAATTTAATTTTAAACCGAGAGAAGCAACACCAGAAGAAATAGAAGAATGGAACAACGAACAGATAGAAAAGTATGGAAAGCATCAACTAAAGTTTGTAGCTTTTATGTCCTTTCTTCAAATTCTTTCCGTTGCACTTATGCTAACAGGATTTTGGTTAATCGGATATGCAACTAAATGATATAAAGTTTCCAATATATGTTCTTCATGACGAGTGTGAAGAACAAGATGGACTATTGTGGTGTGATGGTATGATCGTTGATGATCGCAACCAAGACGGGGATACTCTCGGTAAAAGAAGACTTCAATCCCCACACCAACTTTATCCGCTCTCTAGAATGATAGAAAGTTTTACTGGACTTATCAAACACAAAGGTAAAAACTATATAGATACAAACGGAAAGTATTTTCGCTACACAAAATCTATTAAAGGTGATTTAATATGTCATAAAATTAGAAAGAAAGAAAGTAAAGAGATTGGAACAGTTATATATTTGGAAGGCATACCAAGTGCTTTTACAGAAAAAAGACCAATTCCACCCGAGATGAGGTATGCAAGAGTGCTTTATCTTGGAAAGAATCCTTTTCTTGTCTATGATTATTGCACAAACAAGAAACGAAAAACATGGAGAAAGATATGATATTTAGTGTACACACTCACCCTTTTATTACTTTTAAGAACTCACTTAAAGATATTGACATGAGTTTTCTAAACAAATATGAATTTGAAGAAGCTCAATGGCATGGAAAAGATTACAAAAGCTGGAGAAACTCTAAAGTGGCATGGATTCCTTATAATGAAGAAGAAATCTATGAAAGAGTAGAAAAATTTATGCTTTTGGCAAATGATGTATGGAACTTCAATATTGAAAGATCAGAGCCAATGCAATACACTTTATATGATAAAAACGGACACTATGCATGGCATAGAGACTTTAATGGACAACAACTTGTAGAAAATAAATATATAAGAAAACTTTCTGCAACAGTACAACTCTCTGATCCCAACGATTATGTAGGTGGAGAACTAGAAATAGAAACCATGAGCGGAGAGATTTGTAGAATGACAAAAGAACAAGGATCACTTACAGTGTTTCCTTCATACTTAAAACACAGAGTTACACCAGTAACTAAAGGAATAAGAAAGTCACTTGTATTGTGGCTAATAGGAGAAGATTTTAAATGAGTTTATACGAAGCACTAGAAAAAGGAATTGTGCTTATTACTTTTGACAGCTTAACAAGTAATAACACTTACAGTAGAGAATACACTCTGAAAGAGGAGTATTTACCTACAAAACTTGATTCTCAGTCTGGAGACAAATTGATTGTATTCAATGTAGATTTTCAGAAGTGGGAAGATATAGAAGTATCAACAATTAAAAAATGGAAACGCGTTGAGTGAAAGCAGTTATAAGAAATAGAATTTATTTAGAAGTAACACCAGGTCAACAAGCAGATATAGACGAGAAACTTACTTATACTCTGCCACCACGCAGACCTGGCGACCCTCCATTTGTAATAAAGAACATGGGAGTTATACGAAAAGGACTCGTCTCAATGCCTGTAGGTAGAACAGATTTGATACCTTCGGGACACGAGATAGAGGACAAGAGAGTGCTTTCCCCAATTGAACCACTAGACTTTGGATTCACACTTCGCCCCTCCCAAGAAAACGTATATAGCGAAGTACTTGATTCCTGCATTATCAATGCATGGGTAAGTTGGGGAAAGACCTTTACGGGGTTGGCAATTGCCAACAAACTCGCACAAAAAACACTGATTGTAACACACACTCTACAATTACGCAGTCAGTGGGAAAGAGAAATTAAAAAAGTATTCGGGGTTGAAGCGGGTGTGATCGGCTCTGGAAAATTTGATGTAAGAGAGTTTACTGTCGGAAATGTGCAAACATTGTATCGTCGGATTGACGATGTCAGCAAAGAGTTTGGCACACTGATACTAGACGAAATGCATCATGTAAGTAGTCCAACATTTACTCGTATTATTGACGCAAGTCATGCACGATATAAAATTGGACTCACAGGTACAATGGAAAGAAAAGATGGGCGGCATGTCACATTTCGTGATTATTTCAGCAATGATGTAAAGCGACCACCCAAAGAAAACTTTATGATACCAAGTGTCAAAGTTATAAAGAGTGGAGTACGATTTCCTGATGGAGCGCAGGCACCTTGGGCAAGTCGTATCAATGCTATCGCATACAATCCTGAGTACCAAAATATGGTGGCACTGCTTGCGGCAAATTATGCGGCACAGGGTCACAAAGTATTGCTAGTAAGTGATAGAGTGGATTTTTTGAGAATGTGTGCTAGACTGATCGGGAATAACGCAATTTGCATAACAGGACAAGTTCCGCATGAAGAGCGCCCAGCTTTGATGGCTCAGATAGAACAAGACAAAGATGTATTATGTGGTACACAGGCTATATTTAGTGAAGGCATTTCATTGAATGCGCTGAGTTGCCTAATTTTGGCTACACCCATAAACAACGAACCACTGCTTACTCAGCTAATCGGAAGAGTAATTAGAACACAAGAAGGAAAGAAACAGCCAGTAATCGTTGATATTCATCTTGAAGGTAATACCGCAAGACGACAGGCAAATGCACGATTCGGATATTACATGAAGCAGGGATACGATATTGAAACGATATAAGCATGGAAAAATTCTTCTTGACAAAAGGTTAAATTTTTGATATAATGATACTTTATAATTGGAAAAAGATAAATAGAGCAACCAAAGGAAAAGTTCGTGACATAATCACGGTGATTCATGGAATGACCTATAATCTTATGCCCAAAAATAAAAGAGATAGACTTTATAAGTACTATCAACAAGACTTTTCTGGACACAGCTTTCTGCTTAATCCAGAAAGACTATTTTTACACCGAGAAGAATACGAGGATATAGAGATCGCACAGTATGTAGGTATTGCAGCGCAGCGGTCTTACGCCGAGTATAAACTCAGTAAAGATACCACACTAGACCTTTTTGAATATGACGGAAAGGACATAATATTATATAGTAACAGACTTCTAACTGTAGAAGGGAATCGTATTCACTTCAAGTTTGAAGACAATTAAGGAGTAAAAAATGGCATTGACATTTAATCAATCTAAGGGCGAAGCCCAAAAAAGCAAAGTAAAAAGTTACGCCTATGTAGACGGAGATAATAAAGTTCGTCTAGTAGGAGATATTTGCTCAAGATATGTATACTGGCTCAAAGGTGAGAATGATAAGAATATTCCAATGGAATGTTTATCTTACGATAGAGAGAAAGAAACATTTAATAATCTTGAGAAAGACTGGGTAAGAGAATATTATCCAGATCAAAAATGTACTTGGTCTTATGCAATACAGTGTATTCATAATGGAGAGGTACAGGTCTTTAATCTAAAGAAAAAACTATGGGAGCAAATCAGAGTTGCTGCTGAAGATTTAGGTGATCCAACAGATTTTGAAACTGGTTGGGATATTCACTTTAAAAGAGTAAAGACTGGACCAATGGCTTACAATGTGGAGTATCAACTACAACCATTGAAGTCAAAACCAAGACCATTAACAGATAGTGAAAAAGAGTTAGTTTCAAACTTAAAATCAATGGACGAGGTTCTTCCAAGACCTACACCTGATGCTCAGAAAGAGCTTCTTGACAGACTAAGAGAAGGTAGTAGCGATTCTTCTAGCGAAGAAACAATTTCGGAGGACTTTGACTAATGATTGGAGTAGGAGATAAGTTCCCTTCATTTTGTTTGAATGGAATTGATGATGAAAATAATCTTTTAGTAGTAGACTACGATACCATTAATAAGTGGACAGTTGTATTCTTTTATCCTAAAGATTTTACTTTCATTTGTCCTACTGAGATTAGTGGCTTCAATATTATTGGGGAAGAGGCAGAAGTATTTGGTATAAGTGGTGATAATGAATTTTGCAAACTTGCTTGGAAAGAAAGCAATGAAGAAATAGGCGATATTAATTTTTCACTACTTGCCGATTGCGGTTTAGTTCTTGCCAATGAACTAGGAGTTACAAACGGTCAAGTTTGTTATAGGGCAACTTACATAGTTGACCCAGACGGTGTTGTTGCTCACGTTTCTGTGAATCGTGACGATACAGGTAGAAATGCAGAAGAAATTTTGAGAACATTACAAGCACTGAAGTCAGGTGGACTGACTGGGTGTGCTTGGCAACCTGGAGACAACTTCGTTATATGATACTTTTTACTGCAGACTGGCATATAAAGCTAGGGCAAAAGAATGTTCCTCTACCGTGGGCTTGCTCACGGTATGAACTCTTTTATCAACAGATAGAAGAAGCAGTACAAAAACATAATATAGAGTTGCATATTATAGGTGGAGACCTCTTTGATAGAGTACCATCTATGGACGAGCTGACTCTATATTTTGATTTTGTAAAACGACAAAAAGTTAGAACGATCATTTATGATGGAAACCACGAAGCAACTAGAAAGAATAA